CAAACAATCAATTACAGGCTTTAATGCCGGGATTGCAACAAAATATAACTGCTAACCTTTACAATCAAAATGTATTCGGTTGGATCGGTAATAATCAGGTGATTGTTGATTTCTCTGATAAGGTTAAATTTGTTGAAGAGGGTTTTCAGAAGAATGCAGATGTTTATACCTGTATAGATATTATTAGTAAAAAAGTAGCTGAATGCGCCTATGCTTTATATGAGATTAAGGATGGCGTAACTAAAAAGGATTTAAAGATATATGAGAATATGTCTATGGCTGAGGGTGCATCCGCTAAGATGCGGACATTGCAATTAAAAGAGCAGATGTTTAATCAGGTAGAAAGCAATCCGATTCTTGACTTATTAGCAAAGCCTAATCCTTTACAGACTTATGAGGAGTGGATGACTGATCTAGCAGGTTTTTACCTATGTACTGGCGATGGTTACATTTTTGGTAATGGTAAGGATGAGATGATGACTGAAAAACAAATTTGGTCACAGTTGTATGCTTTGCCAAGCCAATCAATAGAGATAATCTCAGGCGGTATGTTTGAGCCAATTAAGGGTTATTCCATAACCTCTATTTATATTGAAGAGATACCTTTACCGGCTAATCAGGTGGCTCACTTTAAGTCCTTTAATCCTGACTTTACTTTGACAGGTGCGCAGTTATACGGACAATCCCCAATTAAAGCTATTTACAGAAACGTATTGAAAGAGAATGAGGGCGATAATGAGTTGCTAAAGCAAATCCGTAATGGTGGGGCAATGGGTTTTATATCGCCTGATGGTCAGGGTGCTGCATTGACTAAAGACCAAATGAATCTATTGAAGGAAAAGATAGTCGATGCAAAACGTGGTGAATCATTAATGGATCGTATATTCCCAAGTTCAGGGCCTTTAAAATGGACACAAATCGGATTACCATCGACAGATTTACAGTTAATAGAATCGTTAAACATAGATACTCGCAAAATATTTACTGCCTTTCACGTTCCAATTCAATTCTCAGGTAGTGAGGCTGCATCTACGGATAATAACATGGGTTGGGCATCTAAGCAATTAATTTACAATGCAACTGCTCCATTATCCCGAAAGATTAGAGATTCAATAAATAAATTTGTTTGTGAGCCTTATGCAAAGGCATACGGAAAAAAATACTACTTTGATTTTGATTTTAGTAGTTATCCTGAAATGCAGGAGGACATGGAAAAGCTTACTCAATGGCTTTCTAATTCGTATTGGATTACTCCAGATGAAAAACGAATTGCTCAGGGTTATGATAAGTTAAGCACACCTGAAATGGAGAAAGTTTATGTACCTGCTAATTTAGTACCGATTGAGGACTTATCATTAGATCAGGCTTATAACAATGCAACCATAAATGGCAAGTAGTGTAAAATATCACAAAACGTATTTAAGGCTGCATAAAGAGTATGAAACCTATGCCTATCCGCTAATAAAGAAAGCATTGGATGAGCAGACAAAGGCTATTACTAATTTTGTAGATGAAACTAACTTTGATGACTTGCAGGTTTATGTTCAGTTCCTAGTGAATCAAAAACCTTTGTACGATGCATTAGAAAAAATCTATGGTAGGGTTGGAACATCGGCTGCTACATTTTCATACGACTGGATCCGTAATTCAGTACCGAAAACCAAAAAGGATTTTATAACTGATTTCTTTAATGCTGAATGGTATAAAGAAATGATTGAGTATTTCCGGTTTATAGGTTATAATAAGGTAACAGGCATTGACGATACAACCAGAGATAAAATACAAAACTTATTAGCTGATATTTTAGGACAAAATTTAAGTCGAAGAGATCAGGCAAAGCTATTCGAAGAAACATTAAACGATCCGGCATTTAATAGGGCAAGGTCTTTAGTAATTGCTAGAACGGAATCAACAACCGCTGCTAATTATGGAATTAATATGGGTGCTGAAAGTTCGGATTACGAGGTTAATAAGTTTTGGATTAACACAAAGGATAAAAGGACAAGGCTAAGCCATTTGGCAATGACAAATGAAAGGATAGCTATCAACCAACCTTTTATGGTAGGTGGTACTGCTATGATGTATCCAGGCGATCCATCAGCACTTGCTAAGGAAGTTGTAAATTGCAGATGCGTTATGGCTACTGAGGCAATAGTTGATAGCGATGGATTACCGATATTGAAACCAAGAACGCCTCCATATTTGAAAGGATAATTGATATTTAAAAAATTAATATATTTGTAAAGATGAAAGGATTATTAGAATATAAAAACTTTAAAGCCGAAATTAAGGACATGGATTCCGAAAGGATGACTGTTACAGGCTATTTTGCAAGTTTTGGCAATATGGATTATGATGATGATATCATTGCATCCGGAGCAGCTAATAAAACAATCGCAGAACGTGGGCCGATGGGTTCCAATGAGATATTCTTTTTGAACCAACATAACTGGTCGCAGCCGCATGGCAAACCAACTGTATTAGAGGCTCAGGAAAAAGGGATATACTTTGAGTCTAAGATTGCACCAACATCATACGGAAAAGATGCAATGGTATTATATGCTGAGGGAATTGTGGTTCAGCACTCAATCGGGTTTAGTACTGTAAAGGCTGATTATGACCAAAAGACTGGAGTACGTACAATAAAAGAGATTAAGTTATACGAGGGATCTAATGTAACATTAGGGGCAAATCCTGAAACACCATTCACAGGGTTTAAATCCTTAACAATGGTTGAAATTAACGATCAAATTGGTAAGATGATTAAGTTGCTAAAGGATGGCAGCTTAACAGACGAAGGCTTTGGCAGGTTGGAAATAGCATTAAAACAATTTCAATTAGAAGCATTCAATTTAGGGAAAAATTCACTATCAGAAATAGAGCCGAAATCAATCACTCCAATTAATGATGAGCCGAATATATTAACAAGTTTAATTAACGTCTTAAAAAAATAAAAATGGACAATTTAGAATTAAAGGCTCAGGAGTTGCTAGATGCAAACAAAGCCAAAACATTAGATGAGGCAAAAACCATCATCGCAAACGCAATCAGCGAAGCTACAAAGGCAGCAGATGCAAAATTAGAAGATGCAGTAAAGGCATCAAATGTAAGAATTGATGAAATGGATAAAGCATTGCTTGAAGCCAAATCTGAAAACAACAGAATTAAAATGGAAGCTAAAGCATCGGCACCAGTATCATTCAATCAGGCATTTGCTACTGCAATGGATGAAAACTCTGATAATTTAGAGAAATTCCGCAGAAAAGAGATCAAGCAATTTTCTATGGAGTTAAAGACTGTTGGCGATATGTCATTGGCTAACATCACTGATCTTGCCGCTGCAAACGTTCAGATGCTACCGGGTATTATACCTGCTGCGCCTCGTAAGTTGCATATACGTTCATTACTTCCAACTGGGGTTATGAGTACATCTGCAATTCACTACCTACAAGAAACAGGTTCAGAAGGTTCTGTTGCTGCATGGGCGGATAATTCAGGCACAAAATCTCAAATTGACTATGATTTGACAGAAGAGGTTGCACCAAGTGAGTTTATAGCAGGTTACCTACGTATCACTCGCAAGGCTCTTGATGACATCTCTGCTATGCGTTCATACCTTCAATCTCGTTTGTTAGAGCAGTATCTTGATGCTGAGGATAATCAATTACTTAACGGATCAGGTGTTTCACCTAATTTGGGTGGTTTGATTACTAATGCTGAGGCATACACAGGATTTAGAACTATTCAGGTAGAAAAGATAATTGATTCAATCGCACAGATAGATTCAAACAATCACTCTGCAAATGGTATCTTGTTAAGTCCTGAGCAGTATTATGCTTTATTGCTTAACCGTTCAACTACTAATGAGTACACATTGCCAGGATTAGGAACAGTTACCTCTGTAAACGGTCAAATGTTTATTTCAGGTATTCCTGTATTCAAATCTACTGCAATGACTGATTCTAAGTATCTTGTTGGAGATTGGGCAAAAGGTGCGCAGTTGTTTGTTCGTGAGAATCCGATTGTTAGATTCTTTGAAGAGGATGGAACAAACGTTCGTGAAAACAAAATCACTGTTAGGGTTGAGGGTCGTGTTGCACTTCCTATCTATTACACAGATGCATTTGTAACTGGTTCTTTGAACGCAAATCCAAGCTAGACTATTTTGGTTAATAGGTTATAAGGTGAAAAGACCTGTCAAGAAATTGGCAGGTTTTTTTTGTTGTTTGTGTTATAAAAATAATTACATTTGCGTATGTTCAAAGCCAACTTTATAGGTCAAGAGGGATTATACAAGCATAAAGAATATGAAATCCGAATTGGTGTTATAAACGGATGGATTCATGTTCGTAGAAAATGCGGAGCAGGTCGGGTAAATTATCCATCAATATTAGATTTTTTAAAGGATTGGGATAAAATAAATAAAATATGACAGATAAAAACATGGGTTGGAAATGCCCTAATTGCTTAGTAGTGTATGCTCCAAGTGTGGAGAAGTGTGAGTGTGGTGTAATTCCTATCCTTACTAAAGATCAATTTAAAATAAATACTCACCCTATTGGAACTACTACTGATATAAATATTGGCACTATTACTACTAATATGGGTTTTTCAACTATTACTACTCTTATATGAGAATTTTTCATTTAGGTTTATGTGTTGGTCCTCCTCCTTTTGATTCTATGCGCAAAGCATTTTTAGCTAACAGCACCGCTTACATTGAATTAAGTACCGGAACTCAGGGAGTTAATCAAAAGGCTATCAGCATGGCTTATGCTTTTAAGCCTGATATTATATTTATGCAGATTCAGGCAGCTAATATTATCCATTTGGAAACTGTAAAGGATTTGAAAAAAACAGGTGCTTTTATTATTAATTGGAATGGGGATATAAGAGATGCTACTCCGCAATGGATGATTGACATGGCTCCATTTATTGATAGGACTTTATTTAGCAATTTAAGAGATGCGGGCAATGTTGTGAATGGCGGATATTTAGAAATAGGATACGATCCTGAAATTTATAATCCGGTAGGTGATAGTTTAGTATTACCAGAGATTGGGTTTTTCGGCAATAATTACGGATCTTCAAAATTTCCGTTATCTCGAATGAGAATCCAAATGGATAACTTATTGCAGAGGCATTTTAGAGGTCGGTATGGTGTGTATGGTAACAACTGGCATAATAGTTCAGGAAACTTTAATCACAGTCAGGCAGAGGAGGCAAAGGCTTACAGAGGGATAAAGATTGGAATTAACCTGAGCCATTTCGATGAACCTAAATATTCAAGTGATCGGATTCTCAGGATAATGGGTTCGGGTGTTTTGTGTTTAGCTAAAGAATATAAGGAAATGCCATTTATTGATGGTGTTCATTTAAGGACATGGCAGACATTTAGGGAATTAATTAATTTAATTGATTTTTATTTAGAGCATTGGAATGAAAGAGAAGAAATAGCAAAGCAGGGCGAGAAATTCGTAAAAGAAAATTATACATTTGATTCGATGGTAAAAAACATAATAAAGGAATATGAGCAAGTTTAAGGTTTTAGGATTTATGACTATCCATTACGCAGGGGATTACTTAAAAGAATCTCTTTTATCAGTTGTAAATCATGTTGATAAGATGGTAATTGCATACAGTAAACAACCATCGCAAGGTCATGGAACAAATATGGCTTGTCCTGATTCTGAGGAATATATCTTTAATACTTGCAAAGAGCTTTTGGGTGATAAAATGATTTGGGATAGGTCAGATAGGTATGGAGCAGAAAATGAGCATCGAAATGTAAAGTACAAATATTCAAATGGTTTTGATTTGGTTTTGACAGTCGATTCGGATGAAGTTTACAAGTCGGATGAGTTGGATGCATCATTTGATTATGCTTATTTTGGCGTTGAGAGATTTTACGGAATTGATGGTTTTATTAACTTTTGGAGATCATTTAATTATGTGTGTTTAGATGGTTTTAGACCTATAAGATTAGAGAATTTACATCGCCGGAATGACACTCAAAATTTAAACCTAAAGCAGACTATTTATCATTTTAGTACCTGTCAACCTGAGCCTATTATGAGGTATAAGTATTTAGTATTTGGTCATGCAAATGAGGTTAAAAGAAATTGGTTAGATGTAACCTTTTATGGATGGACTCCTGATAACGATATTAAGGATTTACATTGTGTTTCTTATAACTTATGGAATGCAGTACCATTTGACAAAAACAATCTGCCTGAGAGCCTTAAAATGCATGAGAATTTTAATAAGGATTTAGTATGACAGATATGGACTATGCAAAAGAAATCAGAAAGCAAATTAATATCATAAACGAATTGATAAAGGAGGCAGAAGCTAATGATTTAGATATTGTTATTTGGCAATATGGTAAAGGTGCAGAGCATGAGTTAAACGTTAAGATTACCAAAACTGTTGAATTATGAAAGTTGCAGCAGTAATTATTGACGATCGGGAATTGGTGGCTCAAAAGGCTATAAATGAGCATATAGATTTTTTGCCGGATGATTGGATTGTAGTGCATCAAAAACCTCCTTATGCCGGTGGTGTTTATCATATAAAATCGGCTCAGGTTTATAATAACATTTTAACTCATCCATTATTTTGGAAGGGTTGCGACTTTGACAGGGTGCTAATATTTCAGCATGATTCAGGGTTATTAAAAAAAGGAATTGAGCATTTTTTGAAGTGGGATTTTATAGGTTCGTGGATTGATCACATACCGGGTTGCATGAATGGAGGTTTAAGCATTAGAAACCCTAAACTAATGTATGATATTTGTGTTAAGCATCCATATAAAGGAATGGCAGTACATGGCAATGAGGATATTTACTTTTGTAATGAGATGCGGAAATTAGGTATAAAGATGCCTGATAAAGAAACCTGCAATAAATTTGCAGTTGAAACCGAGTTTGCATTGGGTTCCGTTGGCTATCATGCAATAGATAAGTACCATAAAAATTACAAATTAATATTAAATCAATATGAGAATAGTTAGGTTTTTGTGCAACATGGTTGTTGCTGGGTTGGGTTTGTTAGCACTTTCTTTTTTTGTTTTATCAGTAATAGCATTAATTAAATATATATGGTAAACCTGTACACATCACTTTATCAGGACAAGGATATAAAAAGGCAAAAGGAATTATTATACTGCCTAAATAAAAACATTGAAAATCCATTAATAGATAATATCTTTTTAATAGTTGAAGGTGAGGTAAAGTTACCTATATCTGATAAGTTGATTATTATCAATAGTAAAAGACCTACATATCGGGACTTCTTTGATCTGGTTAATCAAACAGTTACAACTCCAAATGATATTTCCATAGTTGCAAATACTGACATTTATTTTAATGAAACTTTGCAAAGGTTAGACATTCATGAAAGGCAATGCATGGCTTTGAGCAGGTGGGATTATAGAAAGGAAGGTTTACGATTGCATAATGAAAAATACAGTCAGGATAGTTGGATATTTAAAGGCAAGATCCGGAATGTTAGGTTTGCGGATTTTTATTTAGGTATTCCAGGTTGCGATAATCGGATAGCGTATGAATTAAACAGGGCAGGTTATAGGATGTTTAACCCAGCTAATAAAATACAGTCAATCCATTACCATCAATCAGACTTACATAATTATGATGGCTTAACTCCAAAGATTGCTAAACCTTATTTATTCATCAATATAATATGAAGATTCTTTTAAGTCCAGGCATATATTTACCACACCAAAGGGCAGGTTCTGAGATTTGTTTGCATCGTATTTGTCAGTATTTAATTAGCAAAGGGCATGAGGTTAAGGCGGTCACTCGTTATCCTGAAAATTACGTTTATGAGGGTATAGAGGTTTATTCACAAAAAAAAGATTATAAAGCATGTCATAATCATTTGTGGGAATGGGCGGATTTAGTATTTTGTCAGTTGTCAGGTACTTACTATGCAATGAATAAGCAAAGGATTAGTCCTAAAAAGATAATCAACTTTACACATAACA